AACTGGTGTTTATGACTTTGTTCCTGCTGTAAACTTTTGTGGAACTGGAACATTTACATGGAAAGTTACTGATGGTTCATGTGAAAAAGAAGCAACAACAACATACAATATAAGTTGTGTTTGTGATGTACCAAAATTTGCCGTTTATCAAGGAGCTAATCAACCTTGTGGAGCAGCATCAACTGCACCTTTATATACTGATCCTTCAGGTGGATCTTATCAATGGGTGGGTGATTATTGTGATCCAGATAATGCATATACTGATGTAACACTTACAACAGAATATTCTCTTGATGGTGGTACAACTTGGATAGCAGGTCTTCCAGCAGGAACAACAATACAAAAAGATGTACCTGCACCATGGAAGTTTACTTTTGATCAGCCTTCTGTCCCAGCGGGTAATCAGACATTTAGATTTACACTTCAAGATGTAGATGTAACTTGTAAGAGCACATACATTTTTAATGTAACTGCAGCTTTAGATATATTAAATAGATTTGAATTTCAGGTATCAAATGAAGCTGGAACAGCAACAGCTGCAGCAGCACTGTTTCCTTTCAGAGCTAATACAAATTTACCTGTATTTGGAGCTACTGGAGGTACGTGGAATCCTTCAGCTCTTCCTAATTCACAAAACTGGATGGGAAATTATGTTAATCAAGGACGAAGATTAACTCAATTTACATCTCAACCAAATGGTCTAGCTGGTTCAGGTTTAAGTAATAATGATGAAGCATTAAATATTACACCAAGTGGTGGAACATACCCAGGGGTTGCAAATTCAACGTTTCAATTAGTATATGTAACTGCTGGATATCAAACTAATTCAACTCTTATTGAGACAAGAACGCCAAATATTTGGGTTAATCCTATGTCTTACCCTGCTAATGATAATATATCAGTGGGTGATACCATAATTTTTGATGCTGCTACAATAAATAATGCTTTTAATTTATCAGGTGGAAATGCTGTAACAGGTAGTCTAACTTATGTAATTCAAAATGAAGATGTTGGTTATGCTCCTTTAGCTACATCAGCAATAACTTTAGCAGCTAATGCTAATTCTGGTCATGCTTGTAATGATGGTGCATTTAAAATATATGCTGCTATTACGAATGCTTCTGGTGCAACAGAAGTTTATTATTTACTTAGAACCTCTACTTCTAACGGTAGTCCGCAAAATCCTTTTACTAATAATCCAAATCCTATAAGAAGATATAGTTTAGACAGTGTTTCTCCTTCAATTGGATATTTAACTGGACCAGGTGGAAGAACTTGGTCAAGATCATATTCAAGTGGTACTCAAGCTGGAGTAGGACAAGCAGGAGCACCTGCTATAATGAGTTCTTCTAATATTGATTACACATTCCGTGGTTCTGCAATGTCTAAATCTAATACAATGTATAACTATGATGGAGGATATGTAATTCCACAAAATAATCAAGATACAGACTATAGTTCTACAGGAGCGCAAAGACTTCAAGCAGATGTTATACAACAGATAGCTGCTAATAGTATAGATGGTAATATAGTTTTTTATATTGCAGGAGATACTTGGGCCAAAACATCTGCTACAACTTTAGCAACAGGTATAATTAGTTCAGTAGATGCTAATGGAGGAGTTACTGGTATAACATTACAAAGTGGTGGCGTTGGTTATAATCAAGGATTATTTACTAGTACTGCTTCTGGTACTACTAGAGCAGAATATTTTTTAAGTGGTGGGGATAATCAATGTTCAGCTTTTGTAACTATGAGCGGTACAACAGTTAATGAAAGTATACAGTCTGTAATCTCAATATCTAGACCAGGTTCAGGTTATGTGGTTGGACAACCTTTTGCTTTTGATCCAGATCTTACATGGGTTGCACACTCTCATGGTGATGCAGCAACTCTTAGAATATTTAAAGAAGACCCAAATAATACACTAGATCAAATAGAAGTATTTAATGGCCCTCCTTTTAATAACACTGGTACAGCAACTGGTACAGCATTTAAAGCAGGTGACGGAACATCAGTGCAAGTAAATATATTTACGGGTGTAGTAACAATTTTATAATGAGTAAAGTAAAAACAAATAGTGCAAGTAACCCTATGAGTCCACACAGTCCTAAAGTAAGGACTGGTGGCTCAGTAGTTGCTAATAAAAGTACAGGTAAAGGTGGCTTTAAAGTTGCTCAAGATTCAACTGTATTGGGTACAATGAATGGTATAATGAAAGATCAGTATAACAAGTAAGTTACTTTAGATCTTCTAACTCTTTTTGTAAACATGCAAGTGCACGCCAAGCAACTTTTGCTGTATGACGTATTCCGTCATCATCAATTGTTCCTGCATCTATAAGGTGCCTAGCTAATGCATCAAAATCATCATTAGATTTATTACGATCCCAATGTAATGGTTTATCAGGATGATGTTGTTTGTTTCCTTGTAAGGAGACTCTTGCTATTTCCATAATAGCATCCGGGAAGTATTTAAGAACACCAGTAAATACTGGAGTTTCTTTTCTTTTTTCAGCTTTATCCATAAATAGCCATTCTTTTTTTATCATTTCTTTTTCTTTTTTCTCCTTTCAGCCATAACATCTTCAATCTTTCTAACTTCATATGCTCCACATGGACCATTTGCAGCACGAGATGTTGCTTTCCTATTGGTTCTTTGCCAACTGTAAATTTGACTATCTTCACTACATGGTATAAAGTTTATACCTGCTTTATTATATCTTTCTTGTTCTCTTTTTTCTTTCTTTGTCATTTGTCTTTATTTTTACGATAATCAATTATGAATCCTACAGCTACTAGTATGTTTAAACCTAAGCTGGCAATAACCTCATGAATATCTTTATATGTATTTATACTTAGATGTACATGTCCAATTACCCAAAATGGAATTGCCATTTGCTGACTATACCATATTAATGCAAACTCCAGAAATTTTTTCATAACTAATTTTTGGTTTTTATATTTTGTAAATTAGGTGTAGGGGCCTACATGTAAAACATGCAGTTGGTTTAGCCCCATTATTATTCACCTAACTTCCTACCTTTTAGGATCCATATTATATATATTATTATAATTAAAAAAAGTATTCTTAATCCTGGGCTCATATTCTACCCATGTACATTTCTTGAACTAATACTTTTTCTGTTATATCTATATCAATTGGAACTTCAACAATATCTTCCATAACTATGTCTATGTCATTAACATTAGTATTGACTTCTAGATTAGCATATAAGTTATTGTTTATTACTTCAGCAGTTACAAAATCATGAAAGTCTTTTTGATCTGATAACCAATCTCTTGGATGTGCTTTCTTTAATGCATGCGTTACATGATTATAAAAAGCCCATGCACTGTTATTACTCTGACCATAATCAAAAGATGGTTTATCCATTTCTTTCTTTATCATAGATACTTGTTGTGTGTCTATTATATCTTCATCAATAAATAATCTTCCTACTAACTCTGACTGCTGTTTACAGCTAAGTTTAACAGACTTTAGATATTCTTTATCATTTATTAATCTTTTATAATATACTTCAGCATTCTTGATTTGATCCGTCATATGTAACTTAGTATCCATATTAGCTGTTCCGGTATGCTTTCTAGTGTAATTCATCATATCACCAGCAACCATTCCGTTTGAACATACTTTAACATAAGCTCCTATAGCACACTGAAACCTTGTACTTTTATCATAAGAGTTTGTCCAAGAGAACATCATACCTAGTTCTTCTTCTTCCATTATACTGCTATCAACAGGATTTAGAGGCTTTAAATGATAGATACCTTGTGCTACATTAGCATTCATATTAGATCTATAGACCTCTTTTATTATAGTGAATCCACTTGCATTAAGTAGACTCATAGTGTTGTCTATCACTTCTTTGTGTGATATGACTGTGTAAGATTTACCATGGTTAGGTAAAGGTTGACTTTTTAGAAATGCTTTAGTCACTTCTGTTGGTTTTTTATATCCCATAATTATAAACTTATTAAGTGTAAATATAATAAATTAATCTGACTCAGCAAATTAAAATATATATCTTATTGTGTTTAAAGGAAAATACTTCTTGTATATATCCTTGAATTCATTGATTAGCCTGCCTTTATGTTCTAAAGGATACCTCATAACGCCTGATTGATTTTTAACTTCATAAGAACGCCTCATTAGTTCCTGGGCTTCTGGTGATGCTTTAATCATTTGGTTCTTATGATTGGTTAAAGCTATAACCTCACATTTATTTATACCTGCTAGTTCTTTTACCTGTTTAAAAAGCTTATTATATTCTTCTTTCCAACCGGGATAAAAGACTAAAGGGCTATAATTAAGATGAACTTGCCAACCTAAATCTTTGAGACGGTTAACATCAGCTATACGGCTTTCTATCTTTTGCATCTTAGGTTCTAATATATTAGAATACTTCTGAGGCATAAGACTAACACGTACTCTTGGAGGCTTGTTAAAATTACTAACGTCTAACGTTAATAGTCCTGGATACTTTGTAGCCATTGTTGTATTAAGATTTTTATGTTTATCATACATAAGCAAGTAATCATATAAAGAAATTCCTGCTTTCTTTACATGTTTTTGCATAAGTACTAAATCTGTATTACAAGCAATGTCTACCATTGTGTATATAGGGTCTTGTTGATCAGGTACCTTATAGTAACTTTTTTCCCAATCAACAACAGACTTAAATATTTGGTCAACGTTTCTATTTACAAAAACTCTTTTACCATTATACCTAGACATATAACAATAGGTATCTACACAGCCACCAAAACAACCATATATGAGGTTTGGGGCTATGCAGTTAGCACTATTATTATTTGGTTTAGTTACAAGAGTTGTTGTTTTCTGTACCTTAATCATTTCTTATGTAAGCTGACTCAGTGCCAGATATAATATCTATATCTTTTACTTCAATATCTTTTACAAATTGACCGTTAACCATCTTTCCGGTACGTTTAGAGATTACATCATAAGCTGACTTGAGGCAGTATTCTAAAGATACATTCTGCATCTTAGCCTGAATAATCAAGGTGACCATAATATCACCCATAGCATCAACAATCTCTTCACGGTCATCAGCATTGATAGCCGTGCAGAGTTCAGTTGTTTCTTCTAATGTTTTCAACGCTTGGGCCATTGGTGTGGCTTTGTCAAAAATACCTTTTTCTTCTGCCCAGCTTTCTACTGCACATTCTAGTTCAAAATAATCCATATGTTTAAAATAATTTTAATTGATTAGATGACACCGTTAATATACTATTTATCTCAGACTCAATTGCTTGTAGATAATAAAGCTTATTGATATTATAGTTTTCCCATTTAGGTTCTACTTGCATATCATTAAATAAACTTTGTAACCACTTACCAGCCTCTAGTTGTATTTCACGATCATCATTTTTGTTAACTTTTACGATCTTTACTCCATCTTTAGATATAAAATACCTATTGATTTTTTGTAATTTATCTTCAGTGTACTTGCCATCTTTAACATATCTTGCTACTTGTTGCCAATTACCCTTTGATTTACCACCTATACAATAATCTAGAATGTTTTTATTTTGTTCTAGATAGTCTTCAGGTAATATGTTTTTTACGAAGAAAGCATATATAGCTTTTGGTATAACTAACTTAGACTTGTTTTTATGTAACTGTAGGTTATGAAAATCAAATCTACCTTTCAGCTTAACAGGAGCATAGCTAAACTTATCATTCTTGACATTAAATAAATAATGTGGTAATGATTGTTTTACTTCTCTAAACTTTGTTATGTCAACATCAATAAAGTTGTTTACACCTATATAGTTATTTACATCTGAAAGTATTAATTTTTGATATTCATCATGTTCTAAGTTTAAACTAGTTTTCTCCTCCCACTCTTTACATATCTGCATATATAAATCATAGTGCTCTCTTGGTATAATAGTTTCTACACCATCCGTGTTCTGTAATAAAGCAACAGCACCCGGTATACGCTCCATGATTTGTTCATACAACATCATCAACGTTAGCTGACCATTAATTGTAATTCTCATACACAATTCTGGATCATAAAAGAAGCTATTTACATCATTGCTAAGACCAAATGTAGAATTAAGTATAATCTTATATACATAATTCATTGGATTGCTCTTAGGAATCTTCTTACGCTCTTCAAAGAACCACTCATACTGATCACAAAACTGGTCAACTGGAAAATGTTCAGGAGACCATTTATTTTTGATTGCTAAGTTTGGGTAAAAAGATGTTACATCTGAACTCATAATTAACATATCATCATCACTTTCATAAACACCTTTGTTAGCAGCACCATGTGCACCACCTAAACCAAAATGTGTCTTTACAGATTTATAGTTTATATGATATTTGAAACTACCTTTCAGGTTAGAAGCATCTATCTCTAAAGTTTTAAACCTATCATGTAGTGTTTTAAACTCTTGAGATGTAAATGAAATGTATGGTAATAAAATATCAGATACTTTAATATTAGATCTATGAGTCCTCATTTGTTTGAGATCTCTTTTTGGTATATTAAGCTTTTCTGATAAATAATAACCAAATAGTTCTTTACTAATTCTTGGTTCAGAGGCGCTATATAGATTTATATTATATGTATCTGTTAGTTCTTTACGTAGTTTAATCTGTGACTTTGACCTATTAAATATTTCTTTGGTTGACTGTACATCATTAACATTATATTCAATGATAGTGTTAATCTCCTCAAGAGTTTTAATTTCAGCTGTATGATCTATAGGCATTTCTAATATATTTTGCCAGTCCATACTATATTGTATCCACTTAAGACTAGAACGTTTAGCCGGGTTATCCCAATGGTGTAACTTAAATAGATCTATCTGACCTATTTTCATCTTCCATATGGGGTAATCCATAAACTCTTTGTTATTAGACTTATTAATACAGTACTGTGCGTACTTATAAATTATATTAGCTATCTCACATCCTTTAAGATTGTCCCATAAATAGTAATTATCTATTATATATTGAGTGATCTGGCCATCAAATGCTAAACCATTGTATGATATATGCCACTCTTTATTATCTACATTATCTTTTAAGAAACTTATAAAATCATCAAAATCATTACGCAGGTCATGAACAACAAATGTTTTACTCTCATTTGTTTTATAATGCTCAAATACCCCGGTGAAACAATTAGATAAAGTTTCATAGTCCATTACCCAGTGTTTCATTTTTTATGTTTTTTAAGAGCTAGAGTCATTATTCTCTTTCTCATTTGAATTAGTGTTTCCATCATTATAATTTTTAAGTGCCACTACTTTAGCTTCTAGTATTAGATCCATAATACTATCATAGATACTTTCTACCGCTTCTGGTGATCCATCACGCTCTAACTTTTTATCTATTTCTCTCTCATATAAGTCAACTGTTTTGATTACATGCTTAATCTTTTGTTTAACTTTTTGAGTATGTATATACTGTAACCCGTGTGCTATCTCACCCATGCACTTAGTCATAGCAAACAGGATGTTAACATCCATTATTTCTTCTGCTTTTAATTGTTTCATAATTTAATTTATTAGAGCCAAAAAAAGCCCAAATCAATGAGCTTTCTTTTTAAAAATCAATAAAGTGTTAGACCTTTACTGACCAGGTAGAATTAAATTAGATGTTTTAGTTTCCTTTACATCTACATTCATAAACTGTGTGTAGTCAAATTCTGAAGCATTAACAGCAAACATATGAATAAAAGTTTCTATATCAGCTTTATCATTAAGATAAAACTCAGAGAAAGTATCTACTAGCCTTCTCTCTTCTTTAACCGTTTTACCAGTTTGTTGATTTGGTGTTTTTAATCTTTGTGGATCTCCGTTATCATCTAACTTTGGTACCATATGATAAGATTGTTTCATCACTTTACTGATGACAGCTAAAATACCTGACGCAGGGTCAAACATAGCTTCTGTATAAGGTGAGTCTAAACTCACAGGAATTAATGTAAAAGAATTTACATTTCTAAATACTGATTTTACCAGCATCATATTTTGTCCTATTTGTGCCATAATTGGTTTTATTTATTGCTCAAAGATATTGAAGTATCTTCTAATAACCTAGCTAAAAGATAATTATTATCAACTAAGGTTTCTTTTTCTAGATCTGGAGGTGTGCATATCTCATGAACATCTTTCAATTGTTCAACTGATACATTCAAGAACTCTGCATATTCTTCATGACTTTCTTGTGGTGATAAAAATGAATGAACATACTCAGAAACCTTATCATCATCTCCAAAATAATCTAATATATTAATTTTACTATCTATACTTATGTTTGAATACTTACCTTTAATGAAGTTATCATAATCAAACTTTAATGAAGTAAAATCATAAACTATCAGGTGTCTTCTCTCACTAAGTTTTATATGCTTATAAAAATGTTTATGAGAAAATACATGCTTTTCCAAAAACAATATAAATTTCTTAGTCATAGGGGTCTGATATAAACACATAAACATTGTATCATCAATAGAGTAGACATCTTCCAAGGCTATATAAGTTTGCCTAGGAACATGTCCAATGCCTTTTTTGTACCCAAGTAATGGATACATAAAAACTTTACTCTTTTGAAAATAGTCTGTGTAAACACCCATACTATAATTTAACTTTATTTACTAAAAATTCATAGGGTAAACTATAGTTTCTTTCATTATAATGATACTCAGCTGCTTTTAATACACCACCAAGACCTTCTGCCCAACCACCTAATGTTTGTTGAGACACATCAAATACATAAGTTTGATTATATTTATCAATTACAACAAATTTAAAGTCTATTGTATAATCATCACGGTTCTCTACAGATTCCATATAGTCCCATACTAACTTACAATATATAGCTGCTTGCAACCAATAATTATAAAAATCTACTGTTTCTTTAAAATCACTTATTGTTTTACCTGTGGTTTTTAAATCAGTTATAACAGCTTTTTTCTCCTTATGATCTATGCTAAAGAAATCTATATAACCATGTAAACCAAAAGGTAAACCTTTCAATTTACAGCTAAGGTATTTTTCTGCATGTGTTTCATAATCATCTAATTCAAAATCTGTAGGTGCCTCTTCAAATATAGCCATAACATCACTGTTACTTTTAATAATCTCAGATTGATCTTTACATCTTAGTAAAGTATCTTCATCTATTACATCTACATTGCTATTAGATAAAAATTCCCAGTAAGGTTCAAACTCATCTTTTATGATTTTAACTATACGTTGTTCATCTGTTTTAAGAGATTGATACAAGTTCATTTCTTTGAGTGAATCCAATACTATTTCAGATGGAACATCAAAGAGCTTTTCTGCATCTGTATACAAAGACATATTTTTTAATACCTTTCTGACACTATCTGATGGTGCTTTACCGGGTGTTATACTAAACTTATCTTTTAAATTATCAGGTTCAAATAATAAACAATGAAGTAGCTTTCCTTCTACTAAATGCTTATCTGTTCTAACCTCTTTATCTTTTAATATATAATCCTTATAAAATAAGAATGGTGAAAATAATAACTTGTTTAAAGAAGAGTAGCTAAAGCAAAATTTATTATTTGCATAAAACTCCTCTTCTTTTTGAAAATTTCTATTCATTTACGTTTTCTTCTATTTTGTCTACAATATACAAATTATCTAAATCAACTTTAAATATATCTGAACTATCACCAACAATTGGTCCAAGTAAAGTATTTAAAAGCTGCTTTCTAGATTTATCTACTGCAAACCTTGTTAATTTTCTATCTTTTGCTAATAATGATAAGTAATTATTAAAACTATATATGGTGTTTGTGTTATGAACTCCTTCATATGCTTTTAATCTATTACGCATTGCCTTAACATTAACTGAATTCCAGTTATTTGTACTCTTGAACCATTCATATTTCCAATAATATAATCCTGATACTACATCAAAAGATTTTTCTATATTACAATTAGCCATCATTTCTACTGCTAAAGATCTGTTGTCTATATCTGTGCTTTCAATCATTTTTCTAATATCTTCATATTTATCATTCCCTATTACTGCTAGCTCACTATCAATAATATTAGATATATCAGTATCAAACACAATTTGACTTGTTGACTGCATAAGATTATTAAAAGCTTCCGCACTCTTTTTAGGTAATATCCAATCATTACCCTCATCATTACTCAGATCTTCATCAATCATATATTTATTTACCTCGTCATATAATTTAGGGCTGCTGCCGTTCCAATGCTTATTTACTTTAAAATCTATCATACTAAAAGTTGGAGTTTCATTTAAAAACTCTTGTATTTTAGCTGTTGCTAAATCAGTAAATGCATCTTTATCTGCTTTCATCCATTTTACAACTTGAAATAAAGACTGATATGGTATAGAACTAGCCCATGTTCTTTCAAGTAGGGTGTCAAATAATTTTAATGATACTATACATATATCTGCTTTTGTTATATCTCTTATAACTTTACAATTATATTTATCTTTTATCAAATCCATTTTTTGTCTTGGCAGAGTTATCTTAGGAAATCTATATATTTTTTTATCCTGCAGATCTATTTCTTGATCACTTTCTACTACAGGTAAACCTATTTTTTCTAAATCTTCAGCTTCAACTTGCCAACCATTTTTATTATATAGCCATTGCTCTTCAACTTTATTAAATTCTATAGCGGATGCTTTAATTTTGCCATTTGAATCTATATGCTCATCATATAGATAAATATTAAATTTGTACTTCGGTCTCATAATTTTTTTATTTTAAATATTTTTGATATTCTTTTTTAACAGCTACTTTAAATGTGTAAAGGTCTCTGTTATGAATGCTTATCTCTCTTCTTACTATAGGTTCAAGATATCTAAACGTTATTGTGTCAAGTTTACCTTCTTGCTCTAACCATAATATCATGTCTTGTGCACTCTTACGGTTAAAATTGTGAAAGTTTGACGAATCCAACCAATACTGTAGATCCTTATCTCTATTGTCTGCATATGTTATACTACTACAATCTTGTGCAAACTGCCATAATAAATGATAGTTTTTCTTATAGTCTATAGTAGGAACAATTTTAAGAGCTAAAGCTTTATCATCACCATATGAATTCAACTGGGCCTTAAGATCACTGAGAAGTTGCTCATCAAGAGTCATTTTGGTAGCAGACGCATGAAGGACTGTCTCAGGATCAATAACACTAACATCTGTAGTATCAATTATATGAGCTAAGTTTATAGCCATACCAGTTAACATCCAGCTATCATATAAGCTATCTTCTATATCTATATCATAGTATCTTACATTATCTGTAATCTTTGGTGTAATGATACATTCTAGACCCGAATTAGCTATATTTTTAAGAACGCCATGTCTATTCACATCTCCTTTTGTAGTCTCATAATTCCATAACTTATTCATCATTATAGTAGTTGGAATATTCTCCGCATTACTTAATTTATGAGTTGTTATTTCTTCATGACCTATGATTAGATCAGCCAATTCATAATCATTTGTTACAGTTATACCATGCTCTTTAAGAGCAGACTTTAATCTATCTTGTGATACATTACACTTTGGTAGTATAAAAGCTTTCTTTTTGGTTCTAAAAGTTTGGTCATCCTCAGTAGGGACCGTTAGTATAGTGTTTATCTTTTCATAAGTTGTTTTATCTTGAGTACATAATACTTTATTAATACCTGTACTAGAAACTAACCCATAAGTAGGGTCAGTCTCTAGTCCAAAGTATACTAAAGCATCAGTATCAAAATCTTGATATACTGATTTATTTGCCATTTTATTTCATTGTCATTTGGACAATCTCTGGGATCATCATTAGTTTATTAAACTTCTTTTTATTACCATTAAATATGGTACGTACAATTAAATACTTAAGATCATTAGTAAAATAATCTTTAGTACATAATGCTTTAAGTCTATCAGTTACTTTCTGATTTATTGTATTATCCTGAGAATATACAACAGAGAAGTTACCAAGTCTTGTAGCTAAAGTAGACGCAATATCTGCACGATATGTGTCATCTTTACCAATACAACTTCTAAGCTCATTAAGAATATATTGCTCATTTTCATGTGTCAATAAATCTTTTGGTGTTACCAGCTTATCAAGTTTATTATTAATAAAGGTTGTAAACATAGAAGCAAAAGCATCACCTACACTACCTTCACCAATCATTTGAATCATACCAAGGTTATCTTCAAAGCTGTCAAAGCTTGATATTGCATTAAAGAATGTAGTAATAGATCTTGCATTTGTTTCTTGTGTTACAAGCTCTGGATGTAAAAGCAAGAAGTTAATACATCTTGTATCAATCCCTGCACCTTCTGCCCATTGTGCCCATACATTAACATCAAACTTCAAGTTAGCGGTTACATATCTGGTTTTCTGTGCACTATCTACACTGTTAACCATATAATCCCCGTTATCTGGATTTGCTGTTAAAATTATATGCCAGTCTTTTGGTAAAGTCCATGAAATATAAGATTGTCTGTCAATCAATTCCATAACTGCTTGAATAAATCTTGTATCAGCACGGTTCCAGTCATCTAGTAATAAAATACCACCAGCCTTTGCATCAGCAATCCATTCAGGAGCACAATAAGACATTCTGTTCTTACCTGTCATTTTGTATCCATTTTTTAGATACTCTTGCACGGCAAGTTCATCAACCCATTGTCCTACTTTCTTGGTAACTGTTTGATTAAGATTAGCTAAACTAGTACCTGCAGCTCTTTGTGTTGCTGTAACCATAGACAGATTATCTTGTTGTTTTATTGCTACCTTTTTTTCTTTATACATCTGGAACTGACGTACAGGGAAGCCTACTAAGTCACCTAACTCTTCTATCTGTGCTAAATTAAGTTTTACAAACTTTAGGTTATTATCTTGAGCAAGCTCTACTATAGTAGAAGTCTTACCAATACCTGATTCACCTACTACTTCTACTGATACAGAATTCTTTCCTGCTTCTTGTAAATACCTGTTGTTGGTAATTATATGATTTACAAATCCTTTTAGTTCTGTTACATTTAAATTTACTTGTGCCATTTTCTTTCTAATTAATTAAGTTGTATTTTCTGTCCTGGTAAATCTTCATTTATACTACTCCTGCTACTATGCACCCATAATGTATTATGAGGACAGTTATCAGGAGAATATGCTTCACCATCTGTTAAATATATAAGGGCTGTATATTGCCCTTTGTTTTCATTAAAGTGATCTATTACTGGTTGGAAGCTTGTCCCACCACGACCATGTATTTCCCAATCCTTTTTTGGATTAAATTCCTTCACGCTATTCAAGCGGGTATCACACTGTGCAACTGTAATTTTATGACCAGTCTTATGCATATGCGTAAGCTCACTAAAGAATTCCTTTAGTTCATCATTGTTTACAGATCCACTTGTGTCAACACCAACAAGTATATGATTCTTGAATTTAATTTTAAGTCCCGGATTAGCTGAATAACGTTTATTGTATTTACGTCTCAGCTTTTTAGTATAAACTATACTAGAGTTACCTACAAATCTTCTTAGATAACCTTTCCAATCAAACTTTGGTGGTTCAATATGCATTAGTCTATGAATTAAATCAGCAAGCTCACCAGGCATACTACCTTGTTTCTTTTCTGTTTCCTCTGCGGCTGCTTTTAATTGATGTTCTATCTGCTTTTGAACCAACTTCTTATCAGCTTCAGGTAATTCTTCAAAATCTTTCCATGTGCTATGACAATAAGGTGACTCACCATTCATTTTATCCATTAAACTATCTAGAGATGGGGATGTCCCGTCCTCTTGTGCCTGCTCCAAAAGTCTATAATATTCTTTTGTACCGGCTTTAGTAGGGAGGTTTAGTTCTGGGAAACTTGATAATAATAAACCACCTTCAGGTAATTTACTTTCCAGTATGTACTGGTTTATCTCTAAATCTGCAGCTATATTAAATAGCTTATGATCACTGTAGAGATCTCTTAATATTAAATGACCAAATGCAATATGCAATAGCTCATGTTTAATTAATCCAAATCTGTGATCTTCACTGAGTTCATTATAAAACTCTGGGTTTATAGTCAATTGCATACCAATACCTTGCTTACTAACTCCTGCTGTAGGAATCTTATTGCTGTATTGCTTATTGATACCAATTAAAAAGAGCCCATAAAAGGGCTCTGTAAATATTAAACTTTTGGTTGTTCTTGCAACCTGGTCTTGTATATTTATCATCTTTTTATTTTTCTAAGAATATCCATGTATATATCATCTACTTTACTTTTTTTAATGAATGCATAAATTTTATTTGTGTCTAATGAGTTAATTTTAAAGCTATATTTTACAGCTATACAAAAATCTACACGATCTTTAAACATTAAAGCTTTGGCCATAAGTCTATTAACTACTTCTTTTTCCTGGTAGTCAGTATTATTATACATATGCCAAGCCAATTCTTTATCTTCTTGTAGACCACTAAACATTTCTTTGTATTTAAAAAATTCATCAAGAGTTATTACTTTTTTTTTCATTCTCTATTAATTCTATCCATACGCCTGGGTTCTTTTTATCATAAGTATATTGTTCAAATGCAGGAATTATAAACTCTGCATTATCATCTTCTATCCAACCATACTTGACCATATCATCTTGCACTGTTTGTGCAGGATTTATATAATCAAACTTATGGCGGCTGCCTCTAATAAATTCAAAAGAAATTTTTACTGGAAGCTTATGCTTCTTGAGCTCTTTCTTGAACTCTTCAGTATATTTAAGATAAATATCTTTAGTAGCTTTCCTGTAGTTCATTACAGCTTTGCTAGCAATAAAGTATTTACCTGTCCATCTTCTTCCGTTTTTACTAGAAGGTACATTTCCTGGTATAAACCATCTATTGTTCTTCATATTATTTATTTAATGTTTCTTTTAATAAGGGCTTAAGCATAGAGTGTACTTTATCAAAACCATGATTCTTCATAGCATCTGATATATCTTTAGACATAGTTGGTACACAACCGTGTATTTTATATGTTTCTAAATATCTTTGTACAGCTTTTACGCCTGCATCATCATTATCAAATAGAGTTATAACTTTTTTATACTTCTGCTTCAGATTAAATATTATATGAGGTTTAATCATTGTATTTTCTGAATCAGGGCATATTACTTCTATATTATAACCCATACCTTTAAGACACATAGCATCTTTAAGTGAACTGCATATTACTAAATAAGGTTGATTGTATTCTAGTTGATCAATACCTTGTATATAATTCTTAACTTTATGAAACTTATGCTTTTTACTATGAGGTTGATATATTTTATATACTTCACCGTTTTTATCAAAGTAACCATAACAGCATTTGCTTCCAACTTGTAAGCTTTTATGCAAACCATTATCATCCTTGGCCATATTAAAATAATCAATTGGTTTTACATTATATTTAGTTAACATAGTTTTACCTATTCTAAACGATAACCAATACTTTTGATCTTCAATGGTCCAATTTCTATACTTTATATAATCTATCTTCCACTTTGCTTGTGGTTTAAATGATTGATCTATTGATCCGCCTGATTGTATAAAGTTGTTGTAGTCTTGAATTATTCTCCTGGTTGCTTGTGGATAACCTAAGTTAAATAGTAATCCAACTAAGTCAGCCTTGTTACCACCTTTACCTGTTGAGAAATCTTTAAATTTATATTGCATAATTGATTTATCAACATATATGCAGAAACTTGGTGTCTTCTCATTAGGATTAAATATAGATCTAATCTTAATATCTTGACCCGTAAGTTGCTCAGGTAAATCTAAATAATATTGAAATACCCAATAACTTGGTATTTCTGATTCTTCTAATTTTAAATTTTTAGTGCTGAACATAAACCAAAGATATTAAAAAGAAATGGGCCCAGCATAACACTGAGCCCAATCTTTAGGTTTATATTATAAATCAAAGTCACTACCTGTTGAAGATACAGGCTCAAAACTATTTGTTGGTGCTGACTCTTTCTTTACAAAGGGTCTAAAATGATTTGTATTATTTCTATCAAACGTTAGTAAGTTAGAAGACTCTGCATCAATTGCTTCCAATGGCATACCATCTCTACTTCTTTTAGGTAAGAATAGATCATTGTTAACATAACCTTCTTTGTTTTCCCACTCACGTGCACCTAAACAAGCATTGATGTAACCAGTTTCTGAACAAATCTTTGCAGCTTTAATCATAAAGTCTTCAATAGTATTTGCCTCAATAGCATCTAACTCAGTTCTTTTACCAACTACTTCAGATAAGAATACCATTGCTTTTAGAACTTCAGTATCACGACTAATCTCATTTCCATTATTTAATGTAGCATCTTTAAATGGATATGGAGAAAATCTTACTCTACCAACTTGGCCTGCATAGCGCTCACCATTAGGATTATTCATATCTTTTAAGAATCCATTAAATTCTCCTGTAACTGGCTCTGATTCTACATGCAATGTGATATTGTATGCTTCAGAGTCATAAGGTGTCTGATCAAATGTAATTGAGTTAATTTTCACTTTGTGATTTCCTGTTCCAATAACTGGTTTTGTCCCACCATTACCGGCAGACATGTCTTTAGTACTTAACATAATTTACTTTTTTATTAATTATTAATTATTGATTATACTTTTCAATACAATCTTTTACAAACTGCAGGTCATTTGGGATAAACTTATCCTCAAACATACCCATTGGTGATTTACATGTGTTCTCTCCTGAGTTTTGTGTTTCAAAACCATATTCAAGTTCACCATCATCATTTTTATTTACTTTACCAAATAATACTATAGAGAATAGTCCTTCTAATGTTAGAGTATTGTCAATCATTTTGCCAATAGTCTTAGCTTTAATTTTTCTATTCCCATTTATATCAGTTGAATCTTCTGAGTGAGTCAAAAAGATTACTGTTAAATCTTCTCTTAGATCTTTAGGTAACTTAGCAACCATGGCTAAATTTGCTGCAATCTGAGTAAATTTATCATATCCTTTTTCATTTGCTCTATCAAAATATTCAAAAGAACTCATATATTGCCAATCATCTACAACTAGATTAGTTATATGTGGCATTTTATCATTAACATGTTGTATAGCTTTAACTATACCTGCAGAAGAAGACGCTGAGGTTAAATTTCCATCTTTATTTTCTTTACTGATTTGTGTATACTTGCTTTTCCATCCTTGAAATGGAAGTGGTTTGTTAGCAATGTTTATAATGAAAGTCTCTTTAGGGTTTAATGTTCTGATTGAGGTAGACTTTCCTGTACCTGAATCTGCAATTACCAATACGCTGTTTGCCATATTACTTGTTTTTGATTATAGTTATTAATTCTTTTAATGTATTATTTAATTCATCTAGTTTATTTACTACAGGAATTAGGTCGGGAGCAGTGGAGGAAGGGAGCAGTTCATCTGGATTTGGTAAATCTGGATTAGCAAAATCTATGATTGCTTTACCTCTACTTGTTACATCATTAATAACTTTAAGTTCATTGACAGGTATTATGTGTCTGATAAAACCAGCACTTGATTGTATTAATTCATACTCATCTCTCCAATGTGGATTATGCTTATGCAAATATAACGTTCTCTTTGGATCCTCTGTATCATAATCTATAGATACAAACTCTGTGTATATATCTTCACCTTTCTCAAATTCACTGGGAAAGAAACTGATATGTAAATCATCTTTTCCAGATGGTCTATACGCCATCTTAGGTATATATAGAGAATTAATTATTCCCATTGTTTGGAAGTAATCCTCATGTTCTTCTCTGAGGGCTGCTACCTTTTGCTTTCTTTCTTGAGGTGTTAGTCCCATTCTTTTTTTATTATTTAAGTTTTTAGTATTTATCATCTGCGTTCTTGTTGTCCTGGTGTTAACATTTCTTCTATTTGCATTTGTTCAAACTTTGCTTTAAAGAATGACATACGTGCATCACCATTTCTGGCTTTTAAAAAATGTAGCACCAATGTTCTATCATTTTCTATTATATATCTATCAGGCCCATAGTATCTGATCTTCTGCTTAGCTGGCCGGTTAATACCAATCAACATATCTGCATGTTGTAACATTGCATCTGAGCCAAATATATCTGACTCAAGTATATAATTACCATACTTACCATCTATAGCTCTGTCTGGATTATCTATATTCCTATTTAGCTGTGATAAAGCTATAAATAAACATGGATAATCTCTTTTACATTGTGTAAAGAACTCACCTAATTCAAATAACATATCTAAACTACTATTCTGATAGGGTGCTCTCTTTACAAGCATTGTATGATCTAATGTTATAATAGTATTTACACCTTTATGTAAAGTCATATACTGATCAATTTGCTCACGCATTTGATTTACAGTCATAGGTGTACTAATTATATCAACCGGGTGCTTTACTCTTTCTTTTGCATACTGATGACATTTGTTTAATTCATTAGTACCTAATACAGATCCTGCACTACATAATTCTTTATATGTCTTGCCGGTTATAGAACTGAATTCTCTAATAGCTGATGTTCTACCAACCATCTCAAATTGAAATTCTAATACTCTAAATTTATCATTTGGATTTAATGCAAAAGACTCTCTTATAATTTGATCTTTAATTAATGTTTTACCTGAACCAGGTCTACCACCAATTACTGTCAATGTATTCCACTCTAATCCATCTGTAGCAGCATCATTAAACTTAGGCCAAGGTGTATATATAGATTTCTCTTCCCCTGTAGATCTCCTGTACATGTACTTAAGAGCTTCATTAAAGGCTGCATATTGCCCAACCCATGCTTCTGATGTTTTTTTCATACTACGTTTTCTTTAAAGTGTTCATCTTCTGTGCTTACTCCGTCAACTATCATATCACAATAATCAGCTAATCTAGAATGTTTAACTCTATGCTTATCTTGTTTAGATATAAAGTATTGACTTGTCTGCATATACAAGTAGTCTGCATCTCTATACTCATTCACATACATTCTGGTTGCTTTTATTATATCATCCCATGTATGATCATAAGTTTCAAAGAACCATCTAAAATTTTCTCCTAATGCTTTAACATTATTTCTTGCTGGATTACCGCTTGGTAGTTTCTTAGCAGGAAATATTTCTCTATAAGTATGGATCTTATCATTAAAGTCCTTACCCATGAGTTGTATATCAGTTTTCTTTTTAGCTTTAATAAAATAGTTATCTAGCTTTGCACAAAATGCTTTTGCATCTGGTGTCATTTTATAAAGACCATCCTCTAGAGTGAGCATGTTCATTTTTAATAAATATTCTTTGTCTTCAGATAATGAATTAGGTAATGATACGCCTTGCTTCATTCCAAATAGGATCAACGCTTGGTTTGGTGTTATCTTTACTTTCATTATCTTCTGAAATAGTTCCCACATATTTTTCTAAGTGTTTTAAAGTGTTATCATGAGCATCCATAACTTTTTTATCATTTGTAAAAAATCCATTTTCAATCATTGTACATGAATTGATGATGGTTGCATGGTTGCGTTTTAAAAATCTACCTATACTACTTTTAGTATGTCCTTCCTTGTGTGCCAAGTAAGACATTACCTGTACATATACAAGGTAATCTCTGAATCTAGTCCTATGCTGTAGATTTTTAACTCTACTAAATTTTGGTTCATTCTCATGTAGAGCTGCTAATGCACTGTCATGAAATATACCTAAAGGAATCCTTTTGTTTTTTTCTTGGGGGGTGTAAATATACAATTTTACTCCATAAGATGTATAAAAAGATTTTTTAAATTCAGCAATATCTTGCTTCTGGTTAAGTTCCTGGTTATTAGCCATTTATATTAAAATTTAAGGTTATCAAAGATAGTAAAATTTACCATTCTATACAAGGTATATCTTGCTTTTCTAACTCTTGGTTTACTTTATTAAAGACATCATTACAATCCCATTCACCACCTCTGTATGCTGCTGAAGCTGGATGTGTAACTTTATAAATTTTTTGATTATTAAGCATTGTTTCCCATGCTTCTGCTTTCTTACCCATAAGTATTACAGGTATGTTTTTCTTATGTCTATTTATATTTTCAAATATATATCTTGAAAATGGTTTCCATAAATCATAATGTGAGCCAATAGAGTTTACTTCACATGTAAATGCTGTATTAATAAGTAATACGCCTTGGTTAGCCCAACATCTTAAATCAGTGTGATCTGTACCAATTGCTTTGTTTATATATTGTAAAGACTTTTCTGCTTTACCTTTTCTGCTACAGCTAAAAGCTATACCATCCGCAACACCTAGCTGTGGATAAGGATCTTGACCTACTATTATACATTTAAGATCACTATAATTACATTCTTTAAAACCATTAAAGATGTCTTTAAATCTAGGTGTAAATCTTCTTTCTGCATTTACTAAGCTTACTAGTCTTTCAACTATAAGATCAAAGTCAAGACCATTTATAAAAGGAGTAAGCATAGGTGCCCATCCTGAGTCTTGTAGTTTATCATTTGCTGAATCTCTTAATTCATTTATGTCAATGTTAATTGGTATTTGTTTCATAATTAGTTAATTATTTGTATCTTTGATTAAAATCTATTTATTATGTCTGAGAAAAAAACTATTATAAGCTACGATGTTACTAAAAACATGGACTGTCAAATAAATCCAGCATTTATTAGCGGCTTACAGCAAATATACTATAGATATATTACTGAGTTTTATGATGATGTAGGAAATTTTGGTGAACTTATAAAAGACTTTAACCTATTGGTTACTAATCCTAAAGAAGCTAAAGCTAAGAATAGAATTTTTACACCTGTTGAGAGTGATATTTATACACTATATTCCCTTATAACATTACTTAAAGGATTTGCTGTTGAACAAGGTTTAGAAAGAACTGAAGAAACTGCTGTAGATAAAGAAGCATTTAAAAATGCTGCTGATAAAGCTATGAAAGATAGTAGCAATCCTATAGAGATACTAAATAATCTTACTAAAAACTTAGGAGAGCTATCTTAATTGCATTCCATTAAAGTCACCTATCTCTATACATGACTGTATTGCTAAGTTCAACTCATCTTTATCACAGTCTGCAAAAGATTTACAATACTCTTGTTTGTCTCTTACAAAACATAGCCCTGCGGATCTTTTCACTTGTATTTTGGCTTCTTCAAAGGTGTAACCAATTTCTTGTGCTATTTCTCTAATCATTGCATGTACACGTGCTAATTGTGGGTTACTACCCTTATCACCACTCACACCTACAAATATTTCTAATTTAGATCCTTCTTCAAGCTGCTCAAAGAACTTTCTATACTTAGTACCCATTGCTTTAATAGGGAAATGTAGTTGACCGTCTTTAACTGATGCTTTTATGTATAAATTATCTTTCATAAAGATATTATATTGTATAAACCAGTAACTGCTACGCTAGATAAAAATATTACTATCATCCAAAAGCAACCTTTATAAACTTTTTCCATTTGTTCAGGAGATCTTCCTTGATTGCTCCTGTACTGTCTAAATTTTTTTTGTTTCATTTTGTTTAATTTTTTTTAATGTTTCTAATAAAAGTATAGCAACATCCAGGTTCCTTTGTGAGGTCCCCGGATTTACTTCTACTTTATCTAATAAAGTTATAATATCCTCTACTAAATTAGCTTTCATGATATTCTAATACTTTTTCTTCTATATCTTCTTCTAATAAATGTTGTACATCTACGGTAACTTGATTACCGTTAGTATCCGTGTTAGTATACCAAACATGCTTTATATCTGCCGTTGGCCCATAACCCGGTGTCCCTGGATCTCCATTAGAATCATACCATTGGTCTGGTTCTCCTGGATCATAAGTATATTCTACTTCTACTGTTTCTCCTGTGTTAGTTATAAATTCCATCACAAAAATCTTAGTGCTCCTCCGTCAACATAAACAAACTCTTGTGCACACTCAGTACACTTGGCGTTTGATTCATTGCGTAACAAAGTTGGCATATTACAGTTAGGACAAGGAGTTTCTCCTTCTTCTATATATTCTTCAATTGCTTTTCTTGCGTAGCTATGTATCATTGCATCATGTGCACCACGATACTCTAGCTCTTCTTGTTGCTCAATAAAGAGCTCTTTCATTCTTCCCATAATTAATTTTTTAGTGGATTATAACGTTTTATTTTACTTGAGTCAAATGAACTAAGAGCTGACTCTACCCATTTCTCATCTTGTGTTCCTTTATAGCATAGTATATGGCATACAGCTGTCTCAGTTGGGTTAAGTCTTAATAACCTACCAATCCTTTGTGCTGTTTTCTTTTCATTACCATATGCATGCATAATAATACCTTGTTTTAGCTGAGGTATTGTAACACCTTCTGATAACTGTAACACACAGGATAACTTATTTATACGTCCATCTGAAAAGTATTCTAAGTTATCTGCTGATTTATTATTTCCTGAATGATAGCTGTACTTACAAACACGGTCTGCTTGATCTTGTGTGTTTGCAAATATTATACATTTATCATCTATATTATTAACCATAGACTTAACATATGCTTCTTTAGTAGTATATTCCATAAGTGCACGCATTCTCATAATATAAGCCCATTGCTGTTGCTTAGGAGTTTGTGCTTCTGCTACTCTACGAGTAACATAAGTATAGTCTTTAATTTCACTTGTGTACCAGTGTCCACCATTTTTGTTTTTCTTCTTAAGTGATGGTACACCTGATAATTGTAAATCATGTATAACTATTCTATAATCATTTAATATGTTTGAGTCAGTAGCATCATCAACTTTAAATGTATATTTTATAGGACAGTATTTTTGTACAAGCTTTCCCTTCTCTGATTGTTTATCTCTTGGCGGTGTGCCTGTCAAACCTAATATCTTACCTGTATAAGGGCCTAAAAACAATTCATGAGAGTGTTTTAATGAATGACACTCATCTAAATACACTATGTCATAATTATTAGGATCTTTCTTTTTAAGAGATATATAAGTTGTAAAAGTAATATGCTGAAGTAGGGACTCTAATCCCATTTTGCCTAGTTCATCAATCCAAGACTGAGTAACTGAATGCTTTGGTACTACTACCAAGACTTGTATAAATTGATTATAGTTCATCTGCAGGTGCTGTATAGCAATTCTTGTTTTGCCTACACCCATAGATATACCTAAACCACATCTTTTATGTTGTGTTGCAATTGCTAGTGCGTCACTCTGTACTACATCTCTGGAAAGATTAGCTGAAGGATTGTATGCCATAATATTATTGTTATTGTTAAGATTATTGTCCAAACTAATGTTTTTATTAGTCTATCTTTTTGATATTGTTTCATTTCTCTTTGGTGTTAAAGGTTTTGTAGAAATCTTCAAATGTTCCGTCTCCGTCACATTCATACATACCATCTTGCCAAGCAGACTCCATCACCTCTTTCTCTTTCTCAAGCATTGCTTCGGCTGCCTCAATACACGGAGCAACCTCGTAAGAGTCTCCGTACTTGGCTATTTCCCACATTTGGTCAATCAACTCCTGCATTGGTGTTTTCATTTCTCTTTTGTTTTAAAGGTTTCGTAAGGTTTTACTCTTACTTTATATAGTCTATTGTAAGGTTATACTCTTACTTTGGTTTTAAAGGTGGACCCTACAGGACTTGAACCTGTGACCTATCCGTTATGAGCGGAGTGCTCTGACCAACTGAGCTAAGAGTCCTGGTAGCCGGAGTGGGACTTGAACCCACACGAACTATCCAGTTCAACAGATTTTAAGTCTGTCATGTCTACCAATTCCATCATCCGGCCTGGTGATCCCACTAGGATTTGAACCTAGAACCTACAGCTTAGAAGGCTGTTGCTCTATCCAGTTGAGCTATAGGACCATAAAGTTATGTTCTAGAGCCTGAAAATCCTAATTCATAAGATTCTTCTGGGTGTTCTTCTATCCACATGTGACAGTTTCTGCAAACTGGTAACCATGTAGATGTATCTAAGTGATAAATACCACGACCATGCATATGATGGACATCAGTAGCTTGCACAGAACACTTATGGATCTTTGCATGACATACTGGTTTGTCTGTTAAATACTGCCTACGCAATTTGCTGTAAGCAGTATTTAATTTAGACATTTTACTTGAGACTTTTTTGATGCTCATTTTTTTAGCTGTAAATAGTTTTTAGGAAGTAAACCTAAAGACATGAATTTTAATATAACATCCTCATATGTAATACCTAAGTCTTTGAAACTCATGGTATTAGTATAATCATCTAAAATCTCATCAGCAGGTATACTTGCCATATACTGTGCTGTTGGTGAATGCTTGAATGTTTCACTAAGATAAGCATTTATACGCTTATTACAAATAGTTTGTTTCCATGCATTGATCTCTCTTTGGCTTCTTTTCCAAACTTTAGTTATTCTACGTTTCTTGTCCCAATGTAGCTTCTTAACTTCTTCAGGTTTATAAACCTTGAGGCCATGAAGTACACGTTTAAACAAAAAATGTTGATACGGATTTAGTTTAGTATAACTTAAAGAGTTTACTATTGATTCAGGATGTAACTGGTATTCTGTTAATATCCCATAGTATTGGTAGCGTTCCTCTCTCTTTGAGAGTAACTCACGTTGTTGTTGTTGTTTGAGTATATTTATTTGATCTTGAGATAGCATAATGATTTAGTTGTTATTGATTAAGTAAAGTGATTAAAGTATTAAGCCTGCATAGAAATTAACTAAAATCTCTACACAGGCTCTCTACATATTTAGAAAACTATATTATAGTTCAAAAGTCTCTTCTACGAGTTCTTCTGTTTCTTCACTTACTTCATCAGTAACTTCATCATTGCTTTCTTCTAAGTCATCAACATCATCTACTGTAGAGTTATCAAAGCCTTCTGATTTAATATCAAATGCTTCTTCTACACTAGCAGCTGGTACACCTATACTGTTAGACTTAGTATTACTAGTTCCATTAGCATCTTTGATGTCTTCACCATTTGTATGAGCTAATAATACGTCTTGTGCTGTAGTATCAGCTACAAAAAACGTTTTCCTATAAATAGGTTGACCATCAACACAACATATGATACCTGTATCACCTGCGTATTTATAATCTCTATCTGGATCATTACTATTGAATGGTTCCAATTGCTCTTTAATAATGATTTTACCTGCTAACTCACTGTTTGCTTTAAAATCTAATGATTGTAAGTCTTCTAACTTACCATGTAATAGAGTTGATACTTTAGATCTTTTGACCCAACCTCCATTACCAAAGGTTACTCTGTCTTGTTGTAATCTGATGTACCCATACTCTGAGTTGTTGTTTGATTGACGGATAACATTGCCCATGTCATCAGCTAAGATAATTACTTGCTTTTGCATTTTTTTGAAATTTAATAAATTAATAATTGTTTTGTTGATGACTACACGTCATCTGAATGAAAATATGGATCATCTAGCTTTTCATAAGCTTCCAGTTCATCTAATGCTTTCTCATACTCTTCTATGAACTCTGGTTCATCTTGTACGGAAGGCACTTGTTTACCTGAAAACCTATTATAAAACGGATTGACCACTTCTTTGGTGTATGCTGAACTTAAACCATTAAGGTCCTGTACTTCTTCATCAGTTAATGAGAGGTATTGCTCTACTGAGCATTCAATTATACGTCCATTGGGCAGTTGTACTATCATATCTGTAAACAAAGATAAAAATATAACTAACCCTGGCTCACTAATTTTAAGGAATTAATGTCTAAGATCAAAAATAAATTGCATATATATAGCTATCACTTATATGATAACCAACTTGCCCTTTACTCTTTTTATGTAATTGTGCTCTCTCAGCTCTTTTAATAGTTTAAATATGTACCTTTGGGATACATCTGCTGAGTCAGCTAATGTTGAAGCAGACGGATATGCTTCACGGTTTTTATCTGCATAGCACGCTATGAGACTATATAACCCTTTTGCTTGTATAGACAAACTTGGATCTGACAATACTTTGTATTTGACTATCCCAAACCTATCTGATTTCTTGGACATGGTCTTTTAAAAGCATTAGCATGGCCATAGATTCACTTTCTTCTTTAGCAAGTTCATCACTGTTCATACCATACTTGTCATTCATATATCTCCCAAAGGATATATTCTTGCCATTAGCGTCTTTTAAAGCATTGTCTAATAGTTTCCAAGATGCTTGTTCACTATGTAATAAAGCCATTGATATTTTTGCCATAACTATTCTTTTATAGTATTATCTTCTGTTTGCTCTACATTCATAAATAAATCAGCTTGATGTATAGGCTCAGAATCTGTAGCCAATATATCAAAATATTTAATATCATCAACAGATACAGCTATTAATTCTAATGGTGAACAAGAGTGCTCATACATTTCCAATTGCTTTTCTTTATTATGATACATAAATTCTATCTTAATGCTACTATAGAAAGGATTAAATGGTTCTGATCCCCATGAAGTATCACCTATAACTTTTGCATATACCATACCATGGCCTGCATAAAGACCCATATCTTGCAATATGTCTTCTTCATACTTGTCTGATCTATGATAAGATGGTGGTATTAGTTTTACATAACCATTTAGTGTCACTGGTTTATATACTTCTTCTATAAGACTTAAGTGTACTATAGATTCTTTTGCAGTGTCATTAAGATTATCCATAAGGATCTTAAACATGTGTTCATAGTTCTGCGGTTCTTTTGATTTGATAGAGATAGCATTACTTAGAATGTTCTCCATCACTTTTTCTGAAATTTTAAATTGATTTGCCATTGTTTATTATTATTTTAAGGTTTGACGAATGAGAGGTAGGGAGCAGTGAGTATGATATGCAACAGCTACATGATATAAATCACGTATATGCTGTTGCTATCAAGGGTCATCACTTACATAACCAATCTCAAGGCCTAACTATAGTAGTATATATTATATATAAATATCTACTGGTACTGTTTGTATGAACCGTGGTTCACTTTTTTTCTATACTAAACTCAAATGATACGAAAGGTATGAGTAATAACCATGATACTCTATGTTTTATATCTGGATCTACACCAAAGGCAAATCCAAATATAGGTATAAACTCTACCTTGACGTTAGGGAACATCTTTATCTTTGACATAAAGACGAGGTACATAACTGAGTTTGCTACAACAACTACACCTAGTAAGGTAATAGTTGTTAGCATAAATGTGTCTACATCATAATTTGTTACAAAATTATATGTACCTATTACGAATGCTAGTGGTAATACCACAACGTATAGGATTTTTACTAATGATCTGATGAATGATTTCATAATTTGATTTATTAAGTGATTAATTAACGACCCCATTTGGATCTTTTGTGTTTCTTATTTGGTTTCCAGTAGTTTTTTTTGGCCCATGCTTTCTTTGATTTAGATGTCTTACATCCACGAGATGATCCACAAGACTGAAGTACTGGTCCTCCTATAAATAGGAGTAACATTAAATAAAGGATTTTCTTTTTCATAATTTTGCTATTGAAGATTGAACTGTTATTACTACGTATTGTTGACCATTATTGATAAGTCTATTATCAAAGAGATAATATAAATCATCTCCTACATACTCTGGTTGTCCATTTGCTCCTGGTACATACCATGGTTTAACTATATATACATAGTCATAGTCTGAAGATGTAGGTAACAATGGATAACATTGATTGGTAGGCCAAGCTACATTGTAGTCAACTAATTCTACTTCAGTATCATACTGATAAATTATGTTAGTACATTGTATTTGTTCTGGTTCAGTAATTTCTAATTCCTCTTTCTGACAAGAGGTGAATGCTAAGGTTAGGCATAAGCCTATGAATAAATGTTTCATGATGGTTTTTATTTAAGTGATTAATTATATACGATGATAGTAATCATCTGCTACGATGACTGCTGGTATCCAACCAATGAGTAACATAGTAAATATGGTTGCTCCATGGCTAAATGATTGTTTAAATGTAATAATATCTGTTAGATACCATACGATAGTATTGACGATTAATAAAGTGATTACGAATGTGGTTATGCATACAAGCATAGTTTTAGTCTTTAACATAATGATTTAGTATTAGTGATTAGTAAATAACTTAGAGTGCTTATCCATCTTATGTTGACTAGCTATACATGTATCTCATGCTTTAGTTGTCCAATGGCTGACACTATCTCAGAATAGTCAGTGGTATTGCTTGACTCATATCTCTAAGCTTTTGATTACAATATTCCGGGTACTATGTCTATTATCCTATAGAGGAAGAGACAAACATTACCCATGTAGTATTGTTGAGTGTAATTGTTACTCTTGTAGTAGTGTTAGCTATATTAATATATTAATGTGCTATGGAAGTTATGATAGTGGTAAAAGGTGGTATATTGTGGGTATGTGATGTCATACTGTTTGTATAACACACATTAATGCACAAAAAATAAAAAGATTAACCAGCTTTTACACTGATTAATCAATTTATCTACGGTTTACTAAACTAAACTGCCTCTACCCATCTCAAATCTGTTTCTTCTCCAGTTGATAGGTTCATTACTGGATTATCAGACAATCTAAAGCCAGGCATCTTATCACCTCTGTTTAGTTTGCTCTGTAATTGTTTTATTGTAGGATGATCTGCCTTCATTACTTGACCTGTCTCTGGGTCCATTAGGCTTAACACACCAAAGCTAATGTTGGTCTGCTTTCTACTTGCCACTTTTAAACCGGCTATAGTAGTTTCAGATTGTACCATTGGCACATCTGATACAATAAGTGTTGCACTGTTAGTATTCTGATTGATACTAAATTTTCTAAAATAAACTGCTGTTTGCATAATAAATGTATTTAATGAATAATTATTTTGTGTATAAATGTATACGTATTATAGGTGGGGAGAAGTGAAGAGGAAGGAAGCAGTGAATATATACAATAGGATTGTATGGTCTATAGCAATAGGATTTGAAATGTATACCCTAAAGCAGTAGAAAAAAAAAGGTGTGCTGTTACACACACCCCTTGTTCCTGATTAGGCTTGTTCAACCCAGAACAGGTTCTGGTTCTCTTCACCAGTCTGTAGATTAACTACCTTTTGCTCACTTAACCTGAAGCCAGCCATCTCGTCACCAAGGTTGAGCTTTTGCCCAAGAGCTTTGATTGTTGGATGAGTACTCTTCATCACCTGATTAGTTTCAGGGTCTATCAGAGATAACACAC